TGGAATAACGGAGAGAGGGATTGACATTAGGAGCCTGGTCGAGCTATTAGGATTTGAGCCGAATTTAATAATTCATGCCGAAAACTTTAAACACGATAGATTAATAGTTGAAAATTTAGACTCCTATGACTGTAGTAAGGCCTTAATAATTGAGGACATGCACTACCCGGAATATATCTTCAATTCTTTCAAGCTGGGAGGGTTTGATTATGTTTTTAATCATTGCAAAAACGATGACTTCAGCCTTATCCAGTCAAAGCTTCCAAGCGATACTGAATATCTAGACTATCCTCATTTTATAAATTTAGACACATTTAAAGATTATAATCTTCCCAAAGAATATGATATAATTCTTTATGGTTCTACAGAGGAGGCTATTTATCCATTCAGGAAGAGATTATTTGATTTAATATTAGCTTCGGATCTAAATGTGAAGCATATTCCATTCGGGGGATACCACGGCCACAACCCAACGCAAGGAGAATCCTTAGCTAGAGAGATAAATAAATCTAAAATAGGAATATCAACTAGGTCCAAGAGGGATTGTCTCATTAAAAAATACCTTGAAGTCCCAGCTTGCAACACTGCTGTAGCGGGAAACATTCCCTCGGAATGGTCTGACAACAAAGAACTTATCATTGAGTTAAATGAAGCGATGACATCCGATGAAATTATCAGGAAATTAAAATATTACATCAAGGACGAAAAAGCTTTAAAAGATAAAACGGAATTGGCGCACAAACATGTGACTGAAAAATGCGGGTACGATAACGGAATAGAATTATTCAATAAAAACATATCGAAAATATTATTAGCATCTGAAAAATCTTTTTTAAAAAACATTAAGTGTATTGACATAAACCTCGAGAGTTAATCGAAAAGAAAGTGGAATCCAGCTTGGCTAGTTACTATGAACCTAAAGGCGACAAATACTCTATATTCTAAAAACACTTAGCCCCTTTTTTGGATTTAGTGTAGGGATAAAAAAAACAAAATAAGCATCCCAAACGCTTTATTAACCTGTAATTAGGCTAATGGAATCTCTGACAATAGGGGTCGTAGGCAATGGGTTCGTCGGAAGGGCGATGACAATGCTTAGGCCAAATGTAAATGTAAAGGTTTGGGACATAGACCCGACCAAGGTAGAACCACAGGGCATGTCGTTTAACGACTTCGTTATGGATAGTGGAATCATATTTATTGCGGTCCCCACTCCAATGTCAGAAAATGGAGAATGTCACCTCGACATAGTCGAATCTGTTGTCTCTAGGATTAGATTAGTTGATAATCAGAAATGGATAATACTAAGATCTACAGTTCCGCCTGGGACTTCTGAAAAATTAGGCATCTCATTTATGCCTGAATTCTTAACAGAAAGAAACTGGAAAGAGGATTTCATTAATTGCGAGCAATGGATACTCGGCACAGAAGACGATTCTCTTTTTGACCTTACTCAGAAAGTATTTCTCGCCTCTGACGTTAAAAATAAGAAGTTATTCAAATGCTCGATCAATGCTGCGGAGTTAATTAAATATACAAAGAATGTTTTCTTGTCCGTAAAGGTGTCTTACTTCAATGAGATTGAAGACTATTGCAGGCAAAAGGGGATTGATTATGAAGAAGTCAGATCCTTGGTTTCTGCCGATTCCAGAATCGGAGGAGGGCATACCTTAGTTCCTGGAATTGACGGGAAAAGAGGGTTTGGGGGAACGTGTTTCCCTAAAGATTGTCATGCTTTACTTCACGAGATGAAGAGATCTGGTGTAAATCCCTTTGTTATCCCCGCCTCCATTAGTCGAAACGAATTAGTTGATCGTCCCGAAATGGATTGGCTCATCGATAAAGGGAGAGCATCTCTTTAATGCGAAAAAAAAGACCTAAAATAAGAAGGAAGCCGAACTGCTCTTGTTCGCTTTGCAAAAAGAGGATATACAGAAGGCCTTCTCAGTTGTTGGCTGGATTGGTATTTTGCAGTAGAGCATGCAATGGCAAATCCCAGAGGACAAATGAAAAAAAATGCCCAGAATGCGGCAAAGAATTTCTCGGTCAGGCAGGAGGGAATCAAAAAAATTGTTCAAGAAAATGCGCGGACAAGAGCCGGAAGGGAGCTAGATATAATTCAAAAAAAGGAAAAAATACTTCGGTTAGAGGCAACAAGTTAAAGGAGAGGTTGGCCAAACTAAGAGGGGCTCAATGCGAAAAATGCGAACACAAGAATTATAACATTCTTCAAGTTCACCACATTAAGCCTAAATCAGAGGGCGGGTCTAGCCTGAATGAAAATTTAATGCTTCTTTGTCCCAATTGCCACACAACAATACATTTGGGAGAGTGCGAATACAATGGATAAAAAAACTTATTGCTTTGACCTAGACGATACTCTATGCTATATTAAGATAGGCGAAAAAACAGATTACATGTCATCATATCCTTACGAGTCTAGAATTAAAAAAGTCAACGAACTATACGAACAAGGGAATTTCATTATTATCGATACAGCAAGAGGTTCCGAAACAGGCATCAATTGGTTAGCCCGAACATATTCTCAGCTTATCGGCTGGGGGCTGAAGTTTCATAAACTTAGGTGTGGAATAAAACTTTCTGCGGATTATTATATTGACGACAAAGGTTTATCGGTGATAGACTACTTTAATGACGAACAATGAAGAGTCAACCAATATTCCTTCCATCATCCCTACTATATCGCTTTGCACCGGATATTCCGGGATCGAAATTGGAATCGGAAAAGTGCTCGAAAATATTCGCTGCGTCGCTATGGTGGAGAGGGAAACCTTCCTCTGCTCCCTCCTTCTCTCGAAGATGGAAGAAGGATTGCTGGAGCCATGCCCTTTGTTCTCGGATGTTAATACCTTCCCGTGGGAAGAGTTTCGTCCAATCATGGGTGAAGGAATTCTTACCTTTGGTTGGCCCTGCCAACCAGTCTCCAGTATCGGAAAAAGAGAAGGAGTCAAAGATGAAAGATGGCTCTTCGATATCATATCAGACGGAGTTGAAATTATGCAACCGGGATGGCTCTTTGCAGAAAACGTCGAAGGACTGCTCTCTGCCAAAATGCCCGGAGGGGGGCTTGTTATTGGCCACTGCATCGAAAGACTGGAAGAGTTGGATTATACAGTTGAGGTCGGAATATTTAGCGCGGAGGAAGTCTTCGCTCCTCATAGGAGGAAGCGTGTCTGGCTCTTGGCCCACCGCAAGGGTGTCAAGTGCGAATGGGCCATCACAGAAAGAGATAAACTTAGGGAATCCAAAGAGGAGATTGGAAGTGGAAGTTTTTTGTCAAACGAATGGCCATCAAGACCAAGAGACGCTCAAAACGAATGGGAAGAACCAAGAGTTGTCTTGGCCCACCCCAAGAGCCGGAAATCCGGGAAGCAGAAAAAAAAGCAAGGGGGGGAAGATTCTCAATCAGGAAGCGAAAAAATGGTCAACCCCTCAAGCCAGCGATCATGTGGGAACCTACAGACCGAAGGATGCGACCCTGAGGAGGGATCTGGGATCAAAGGGGAGAAGCGGAGTCCTGAATCCGAATTGGGTGGAGAGCCTAATGCTGAGCAGGTTCGTCAAGTCGGAGATTCCCTCTTTAATGTGGACCCAACTATCCGAAGACTGGAGCGCCTTAAAGCCCTTGGAAACGGAGTAATTCCGGACTGCGCAGCCAAAGCTTTTGTTTTTTTATTTAATCGTTTAGCGGAGAGAGAGCAATGAAATATATGGTTGTAGGCGGAGCTGGCTTTATAGGCAGCAATATAGTAAACAGATTAGTTGGGTTAGGCCATGAAGTTATTGTCGTTGATAATCTTTTAACAGGCAAAAAAGAAAACCTTAACCCTGATGCTAAATTTATATTGGCAGACCTAAATGGTTGTAGCCCAAAGAATCCTACGTATTTCGATCAAGTTATTAAAGAAATGGACGGAGTAGATACTATTTTTCATCTAGCTGCCTTGGCAAGAGTTCAACCATCTATTGTTAACCCTCATTCATTTAATGACACAAACGTAGGCGGAACACTGAATCTTCTGTGGATGGCTCACAAGGCAGGAGTCAGAAGGTTAGTATATAGCGCATCCTCCTCGGCCTACGGTGACGCCACTATATTGCCAACCCCAGAAACAGCCCCTATTGATCCGGTCAGTCCTTATGGGTTGCAAAAAGTAATAGGGGAGCAGTACTGTAGAATGTTCTCCTTGGTATATGGATTAGAAACCGTCAGCTTGCGTTACTTTAATGTTTTTGGAGAAAATCAGGCAACAGAAGGGGCTTATCTTTTAGTCACGGGGATCTTCACCCAACAAAGGCTAGAAGGTAAACCTATGACCATTACAGGAGATGGCGAACAAAGAAGAGATTTTACCTATGTTGGGGATGTAGTTTCCGCCAATATATTATCAGCAAACTCCGACAAGGTTGGAAAGGGTGAAGTTATTAATATAGGAAATGGAGAAAATAGGTCTGTGAATGAATTAGCCGACATAGTGGGAGGCCCAAAAGTTTACATTGATGCGGTGGCAGAACCGAAAGAAACTCTCGCTGACAACAAAAAAGCCTTTGACCTGTTGGGGTGGAGACCAACCACCTCTATAGATGAATGGTTTCCGCTTTATAAAAAATCGTTAGGTCTATAATGAGCGCAAGAAAAGTTATAGTAACCGGAGTTACGGGTCAAGATGGCAGTTACATGGTAGACTACCTGTTGTCTAAAAACAACATTGAAGTCTATGGGCTGGTAAGAAAAACAAGCTGGCCAAACACAGAGAGAATTAAACACATAAAGAATGATAGGTTTAAATTAGTTCAGGCCGACTTAACGGATTCGCATAGTTTAGACAACACCATTCGAGACATAGATCCGGATTATTTTATTAATTTTGCGGCGCAATCTTTTGTTGGGGCTAGCTGGGATTTACCCAAGGTGACGTTTGAGACAAACGCCACCTCGGTTCTAGATATACTAGAGGCCATAAGAACCCATTCGCCTCAATGTAGGTTTTATAACGCAGGAACATCGGAAGAGTTTGGGGATGTGGTTTATACACCGCAAGACGAATCCCATCCGATTAGGCCAAGAAGCCCATATGGAGCCAGCAAAGCAGCTGCGAGGCATTTGGTCAAGGTATATAGAGAAAGCTATAACCTATATGCTGTGCAGGGGTGGTTATTCAATCACGAGTCCCCTCGAAGGGGCGAAGAATTTGTCACCAGAAAAATAACCAAAGCCATTTCAGAGATGAAAGTTCTTATAGAAAACGATTCTCGCCCCGAAGTTTTGAAACTAGGAAACATAGACTCAAAAAGGGACTGGAGTCATGCTAGAGATTTTGTTCATTCTGTTTGGCTTATGTTGAACCAAGAGGCTCCAAAAGATTATGTCATTGCTAGCGGGGAGACCAGAAGTGTTCGAGACTTCTTGATAACTTGTTTTGATTATGCAGGTTTCCCAATAGAATTCAAAGGCGAGGGTCTGGATGAGAAAATAATATACAAGCCATACGGGGTGACCATTGCTGAGATTGACCCTTCGTTTTATAGACCCGCCGAAGTTTCTCTTTTGTGCGGAGATGCCTCTCTCGCTCAGTCAGAGTTGGGTTGGCATCCTGAGTATACATTTTCGGACTTGGTTGGTGACATGATGGAAGAGGATATGAAGAAGACAAAAATAAGATAAACATAATTCAATGCAAATTAAAAAACGAAACGGAAGGCTGGAGCTATTCAATGTTGATAAAATCAATGCTTGCGCCCAACGAGCCTGTGCAGAGCTGCCAGATGTCTCAGCTAGCGAGATAGTTCTGGACGCCCAACTACAACTTTATGATAAAATCTCCACCGCCGAAATAGACCAGGCTTTAATATTATCATCAAGAGAAAAAATAGAAAAAGAGCCGAATTATTCTTACGCAACAGCTCGCCTAGTCTTAAACTGTCTTTACAAAGAGGTATTCAAAGAAGGCGTGGACTCTGATGTATTTGACTTGCAATATAGAAAGTCTTTCGTCCAAAACACAAAAAAGCTTGTTGAGGCCGGAAGGTTAGATAAGAAATTACTATCTTTCGACCTTAAAAAACTCAGTCTGTCGCTAGATTTAGACAGGGATAAGAGTTTTAAATATTTAGGAATCCAAACCCTTCACGACAGATATCTAATTAGAGAGGAAGGCAAGGTAGTTGAGTCTCCCCAAGCTTTTTGGATGAGAGTGTCAATGGGTTTATCTATAAACGAAAAAGACAAAGATGATTGGGCTATAAAATTTTATAACTTGATTAGTCAGTTTAAATATACTCCATCCACGCCAACCCTATTTAATAGCGGAACAACGCACTCTCAGCTTTCGTCTTGTTATTTAAATACATTTGACGACAGCATTGATGGGATATTTGATGGAGCTTGGCAGGAAGCCAGAAAATCTAAATTCGCGGGGGGTTTAGGTTTGGATGTAACGCCGTTCAGATCTTCGGGTTCCCACATTAACGGCACAAATGGCGTCTCTAGTGGGCTAGTTCCTTGGCTTAAAATATATAATGATTTATTAATTGCAGTAAATCAAGGAGGTAAAAGGCCCGGTGCTGGATGTGCGTACCTAGAGCCTTGGCACATGGATTATGAAGACTTCTTGAACTTAAGAAGGAATACGGGGGATGATCGCCTTCGATGTCATGACATGAATACGGCTTCTTGGATTCCAGATGCCTTTATGAACAGGGTAAAAGAAGAACGTTCTTGGTACATGTTCGATCCAAAAGAGTGCCCAGACCTACACGGCTTATACGGAGAAGCATTCGATAAGCGTTATGATCTTTATTGCAAAAGAGCAGACAAAGGAGAGATCAAGTCTTTCAACAAGGTTGAAGCAAAGGAATTATGGAAGAAAATGCTTAAGGTCCTTTTTGAGACATCTCATCCATGGAACACCTTCAAAGACCCTTGCAATATTAGGTATACCAATCAACACGAGGGGCCAGTTCATAGTTCTAACCTTTGCACAGAGATAACCTTGCACACAAAAGCTTCCTCATATTCTTCCGGGAAAAAGACGAAGATCGGAGAAACTGCTGTTTGCAATCTTGGGTCAATAAACATAGTTAACCATCTTCGAGAAACATATAACAAGGACGGCGGCGTCTCGAACAGGGACATAAATTGGACTATGTTGTCTGAGAGTATCCACTTGGCCATCCGAATGCTCGATAATGTTATTGACATTAATTTTTATCCCACCGAAGAAGCGGAAAACTCAAACCTCAAGCATAGGCCGATAGGCTTAGGAATGATGGGGCTTCATGACGCCCTTCATTTGCTTGATATATCTATAGACAGCAAAGAATCTATAAAGTTTAATGACAAGTTGTTTGAATTTTACAGCAAAGAGGCGATACTTGCCAGTAGTACTCTATCAAAAGAAAGGGGGCCTTATGAATCCTTCAGAGGTTCGCTTTGGGATGAAGGAGTAATGCCCTTGGACAGCTGGAATGCTCTTATGGAATACAAAGGAAAGCCAAAGAGCAGGACAACTAATTTTGACTGGTCTGAAGTAAAGAGTTCCATAAAGGATCATGGAATGAGAAACTCCAATGTTATGGCAATAGCCCCAACAGCGACCATAGGTTATATTAATGGGGTGGAACAAAGTATCGAACCTAACTTCTCAGTATTATTTGTTTATGAAAATAAAAGTGGCAATTTCTACATAACAAACGAACATTTCGTAAATGATATGAAAAAAGAGGGGTTATGGAGTCCGGAGGTTGCCTCTTTGATTAAAAGCGTAGACGGAGACCTTTCCCTTTTAAATGGAGATATACCCGCTCATATAAAGGATAAATACAAAACAGCCTTTGATAGAGATATGTTTAAGTTGATCGATTGTAATGCGGCTAGGCAGAAATGGATAGATCAGTCTGTTAGCTTTAATTTATACAACAAAGGAACATCCCTGAAGTACCTTAATGACATCTATATGTATTGTTGGGAAAGCGGCTTAAAAACAACCTACTATTTAAGAAATCGAGCTGCTAGCAAAATAGAGAAAGCCACATCGGATTCAGCTCAACCCATTGAAGATCAACAGTCGGATTCTTGTAGCTTAACCGCTATGGCCAATGGCGAAATATGCGAAAGCTGTCAATAGTTATCTATTTCTGTGTCAATATAAGTTTTTCGGTGTAAAACTATGTATACATATAAAATAATTTAACTCAAACCTAAATATTATGATAGAATTCTATAACGTTAAAAAAAAATGCAAGGTTCAGATTGATGAATCTAAGGTCACCAAGAAGACTTTTGAGCAAACATTAAAGAGTGGGGCCGTAAAGGTCAGGCATGCCTTTCAGTCGGTTGATGATGACGGCACTAAGCTGACCAAGTTTTGCAGTAAGGCTCAATTCGACGCGCTTTCATAAAAGAACAGACCTCCGATGGGCATCGTATTAAACACGATTATCGGGGCAGGCATCAAGTTGGGAGCCAATTTGATTAATTTCTGGTTAGAGCATAAGAGGCAACAGCAACTACTTATTGCAGCCAGGGACAGCACCCTGATTCAGGCTATACTGGACAACCAGATAGAACAAGCGAAGGATCCATTCGTTAAGGTCACTCGTAGGATTTTGTTTATGTCTCTGACGTTTACCCTGTGTTTTCTTATGGTTTTTTACGCCATGAATCCGGGCATCGAATATGATATAGTAGTCCCCAAGGGAGAGGGATCAAGAGTTGGCTTTTTTAGTTGGTTTACGGGCTCCGAAGACTTAGTGGTGGTAAGACTAACCGGAGGGCTCATGCTTTCTTCTTTTATGGAATTATGCTTTATGGTTGTCGGTTTTTATGCGGTTCCATCTCGAATCAGATGAGCGATGGGGAATATACTAATAAAGGGAGCGGCCCTTCTGCTAAAGAAAGGTTATAGGCTTAGAGTTTTTAACTCTATTAGGCCCATACTTGACGAATTAGCTTTTAGTTGATGAATAAAGAATTAGGAATAGTATGTTGTTACTTCAATCCTTGCCATTTTGAAAGCAGGAAAGAAAACTTCATGCAGTTTTATAAAAACATTAAGTTTTGTACGGATGATATTTGCGTAGTTGAGTTGTCTTTCGGATCGGATGAATTTTCCTTGCCCGAAGAAATGGAAACGCTTAAAGTTAATTCAAGTTCGATACTTTGGCAAAAGGAAGCTCTGTTAAATATTGGGATTAAGAAGTTATTGTCTGAGGGTTATGAGAATATAGCTTGGTTCGACGCGGACATAGCTTTTGATAATACAATGTGGCATCAGGACATTATTGATACATTGAAGCAATATAAAATCTGCCAAACCTTCGGAAAGGTGTGCAAATATAAATGGAAAAAAGTAAAGAACGGGGAAGTATACTCCGATAGACTTTATCTGCATGGTTCCGCTAGATACTTCAAGGATACCGGCATGATATATTCCAAGAAAGGAGACTCCGGGTTTGGTTGGGCCGCTAGGTCGGAAGTTCTTGCTGAATGCAATTTGTTTGACAAAGGTATTATTGGGGGCGGAGACGCCTTGATCTGGTATGGCATGCATTATAATTCTCTCAATATAGCAGAGGCTTGCAATACCCACCCCGTTTTCACATATGATTTTCCGGATTATCGACTAGCTTATATAGATTGGTGTAAAAAATGGAGCAAGGCTGTAAACGGCAGTGTTGGTTACAGTTATACTTCTCTTCAAACAATGTACCACGGAAGCATTAAAGACAAAAAGTATACAGATCGTTATGATGTTTTAGTTAGGCATAAATATGATCCTTCGTCAGACATCAAATACTCAGATAGCGGAACGATTGAATGGGCCAATGACAAGTTAGAACTGCATAAAGAAGTTAGTTCTTATTTTGCCTCAAGAAACGAAGATGGGTTCTTAAAAGATAGCGGCAAAATAAAGAAACCAAAAGAAAAGAAAAAATGGTTCTTTCAGAGGTGGATAGAAAATGCTGACGCAGCTATTTCGGCTGAACTAGAAAAGGAAAACACAAAAATAAGAGCTTTAAAAGACTCTCAAGATGAATCATGAAAACATACCTAATATCTGAAATTGGAATTAACCATAACGGAAGCATGGATATAGCTAAAAAGCTTATTGATATTTCTGCTTTGGCTGGCTTTAATGCCGTTAAGTTCCAGAAAAGAAACCCAGATGTTTGCGTCCCCGAACACCAAAAAAATATCGAAAAAGATACCCCTTGGGGAACAATGACTTATTTGGAGTATAAATACAAAGTAGAATTCGAGAAGGAAGAATACGACGAGATTGACGCTTATTGTAAGTCGAGAGGAATCGACTGGTCTGCCTCTCCCTGGGACGAGGACTCCATAGATTTTCTTTCCGATTATAAATTACCTTGGGTAAAGATAGCATCAGCTAGTATAACCGAAGAGGATGTGCTTCGTAAGTGCGCTAAGATTTTCCCAAAGATTATAATGTCCACCGGAATGAGTACGGAAGAAGAGATTGATAGGGCTGTTTCGGTTTTGGAGTCAGCCAACTGTGAATCGATTTGCATTCTTCATTGTAATTCTTCTTATCCTGCTCCGGCGGAAGATCTTAATTTAAATTACATAAGAGAGTTAAAGAAAAAGTATCCCAAACACCAGATTGGATACAGTGGTCATGAGTATGGACTTACTTCCTCGATAGCATCTGTAGCTCTTGGGGCCGAAGTGGTGGAGCGTCACGTCACGTTAGACAAGTCTATGTGGGGTAGTGATCAATTATGTAGCGTAGAGCCCCACGGAATGTTTAAACTTGCCCGGGGAATCAAAGAACTTGAGTTGGCCTTGGGCGATGGGATCAAAGTTGTAACGGAAGACGAAAAGAAAAAACGCAAGACCCTAAGAAAGTAAAACGGGGCATACTTAACGATGAATGTCTTGGCCATTATACCCGCAAGAAGCGGAAGTAAAAGTATCAGGCATAAGAACCTCGAAAAGGTCGGCGGCAAATCTTTATTAGAGCTTTCCATCAGCCATGCTCTAGAGTCTAGTTTAGTTAATAGGGTTATTGTTAGTACAGATAGCAAGGAGTACGGAAAGGTGGCGACCCAAGCCGGGGCAGACGTGCCCTTTCTTCGACCCGAGGAAATCAGCGGGGATTGTTCTTCGGATTTTGAATGTTTTGATCATTGCTTAAGAGCATTAAGGCGGGATGATTCTTATTTTCCGGATATTTGTGTGCATTTAAGACCGACTTCTCCCCACCGGTCAGTTGAAATTATGGATAAAATGATTAAATTTCTTATGGAGAATGATGATTATGATAGCTGCAGGACGGTAGAGAAAGTCTTGCACCCTCCGTTTAAAATGTGGTACATGGATGGGAACAAAGACCTTACGCCTATTGTTCCTAAGGTCAGGACGCTTAAGTATTCCATGGAAAACGTATATGAACCATGGAATCAGCAGACGGAACTTTTACCAAGTGCTTACCTTCATAATGGAAATATTGACGTTGTGAGATCCTCTGTGATTATGGACAAAAAATCCATGTCAGGCTCTAAAATAAAGGGTTTCCTGATGGAGCATAGTGTAAATATAGATAGTAGGGAAGAATTGAAAGAGGCCCAAGAGAAAGAAAATGATAAGTCACGAACATAAGTTTGGTTTCGCGACTCTTACCATGGAAGATAGCGTTCCAGGAGTCGTTGCTTTATACAAATCTTTAAAATCCAATAAGTCTAATCACCCTTTAGTTTGTTTGTATTCTGAATTGTCCGAACATTCCATAAAAAAACTTTCTGATTTGGGTGTCAGGCTAAAGAAAGTGTCGAATATTTATAACCCCTATGAAGATAGACATAACAGATTCGAGACGATATTTAATAAGTTGCATTGTTGGGGTTTGGTGGAGTACGAAAGGGTTATATATCTGGACTCGGATGTTTTAAATCTTAAAAACATGGATTCTTTATTCAAACATCCAATTAATGACGGCGGTATTTGTGCGTGTCGTTGTTCTGATTTCTTCAAAAAAGAAAGAGCCAAATGGCGAAAAAAAAGGGGAATGTCGGTATACGAAGAAGGGCCCGCCCCACCACTTACTTGGAATGGTGGTTTTTTGATGTTAAGCCCCAATGAAAAAGAGTTTGATAAGATCATTAATCAAGTGGGCAAGTTACCTTCTTATGATGGAACCGACCAGGGCTTCTATGTTTCCTATTTTGGCAATAATGTCACAATTCTTCCGGAGGAGTACAATTATAGTGTATGGAATTTTGATAACCGCATCGGCGGAAAGGAAAGATTCGAAAAACAAAAAGATTCTTTGTTTAATTTGCACTACTTGGGGGGCAAAGTTGGGTGGGGAAAAGACACATGGGGCTTTAAGTACCTTAATGAATTCTGGAGGACTTATTACAATATCGAGTTATGATAAGTCACGAACATAAATGTATTTTTGTACATATACCCAAGACAGGAGGGACGAGTGTTGAAAAAGTTTTCCCTAATGGCGTTCTGCGTCTTTTGAATAAGCGTAGAGACCAGCACCCGACCCTCTCTTGGTATAAACAAAATGAGCCCGGCATCTACGAAACATATTTTAAGTTTTCTGTCTGCAGGAATCCTTACGACAAAATGGTTTCTGAGTATTATTGGCATACAAACGATCCACTTAATCAATTCAAGGGGCTATTTAAAGGTTTATCCTTTCGGGATTTTTTAGATTCTTTTTTTAGGGTGGATAGTAATTTTTTCGACTTTTTCTACAAAGGTTGGTTCGATAAACATTTTGAAACCCACAGAATTCCCCAAATTAAATTTTTAGATCCATTGTCTGAACTTGATTTTGCCATAAGGTTTGAAAACCTTCAAGAAGACTTTAATATCGTCTGTGACAAAATTGGAATTCCACGACAACGACTTCCTCATAAAAATAAAACGAAGCACAAGCCTTACGCCGAATACTATGATGAAGAAACAAAACAAATCATTGCGGAAAAATACGCAAAGGACATTGAGTATTTCGGGTATGAATTTGGAGAATAGTGATGATTATTTCACACAAACATAAATTTATATACTTTAAAGCCAAGAAAGTCGCGGGGACTTCAACCGAAATACTACTGAGTGATTTAGTGAATGATACAGATATTGTCACCCCAATATCAAAAGGAGATTCCCCTACCCATAAACCACGCAATTACAATGGATTTGCCAATCATTCACCTCCTCTACGTATAAAGAATAAAATTGGAGAAGATAAATTTAATTCTTATTTTAAGTTCATCACCGTCAGAAACCCTTTCGACAGGGTTGTTTCTTGGTATTTTTGGGAAAAAAGCATCAAAAAATTAAATAAAAATTTTAAAGATTTCGTTCTATCAAAAGGTTGCGAATCTCTTGGCGCGTTTAGCGATTGGGTATTTCTGAAAAAGGAATATATTGCAGACGACTACATTCGTTACGAAAACCTTAAAAAGGACACTAAGCGCATACTTGGTAAATGGTTTGATGTCGATGATTTTGTTTATCCTAAGGCGAAAACAACTCAACGAAAAGAAAAAAAACACTACACCGAATACTACGATGATGAAACTCGTCAAATCGTTGCGGAAAAATACGCAAAAGATATTGAGTATTTCGGGTATGAATTTGGAAAATAGAAATGATATCCCACGAACATAAATGCATCTTCGTTCATATTCCTAAGAACGCTGGATCTTCGGTAGAGAGGGCCTTTGGTTTTTCGGATATATATCATCAGGGCTCCGCTAGGCATGCACCTCCATTTTCAATGAGGGGTTACTGGGGAGGCAGCAGGCCTAATATGGAGTACCCGTTTAAGAAACTATATGAGCGGCCTCATCACAATCCTTCTTATGGCAGACATTTCGACGAGTATTGTAAGTTCGCGATTGTGCGCAACCCTTGGTCTAGGCTTGTGTCCACTTATAAGTATGACTTTAAGCTAATGAATTATTCCGACGAAGACCTAGTTGCCGACTCTAATTCTGACTCGTCGCAAAAATGGTTATCTACGAGAAGGCAGCACCTTCGGGAATTACTAAGCAAGAGCGGGGATTCTTTCAAGGATTTTGTGAATTGTCTGGCCGACGAGTGGTTTGGAGTGAACAGAGATTTACCACGTCCTTCTAAAAAATACTTTTCGACTTCTAAGCATAAAGATCCTTCGAGTCCCAAACAATACTCCTGGATTAAATGGCACGAGTACAGCCAGATTACATTCGTTATGAACGAAAGAAACGAGCCTTGCCTTGATAGGGTTTTGCGTTTTGAGACCTTGGATAGAGATTGGTCTAATCTGTGTGGCGCGAATAGTTGGGACTTGGAATTACCTCATACAAACAAGTCACCTGGAAAACACTACACAGAATACTACGATGATGAGACCCGAGACATGGTAGCAAGACGCTACGCTACGGATATAGAATATTTCGGGTATGAGTTTGGACGTTAAAAAATGTTAGACGTAAGCAAAAGTTTAGTTCTTGTAGGTAATGGTCCTTCTATGGTCGGGTCTAGTCTTGGGGAGACAATTGATGGTTTTGATTACGTAGTTCGTTTTGGTGATCCTGTGATTAAAGGTTTTGAGGAGGACGTTGGTAAAAAGTTTAACATATGGGCTCGCAACTCTTCTTGTAATGAATTTTCCTACAACGATGTATTAAGTAAGACTTCTGATCTGGTTTGTGAGATATCTGTAAACTCGGTCCGAGCAATTTGCGAAGGTGACTCTTGCGTTGCTCCGTCTAAGTATCTTATGATGTTTCCTGGTTCTGAGTTTGTTTTGGGTGTTAACGAATTACTTACCGAGTACAATTCTTCATTCAATATTTCTTCTCCGTGGAGTCGTAAAAAAACTAAGTGGGCTTCTACTGGTGTTATAACAGTCTGGTTTTTATTAGACGTTGTCGGTTTTCATAAAGTTAGCGTTTGTGGCTTTGACAATTTTTCTGGAAAGCATCAGCACTATTACGATAAGACAAAAGTCAGAAGTCATCATGACGGGTCTGCAGAGGCTAATTTTATAAAAGCTTTAATAACTAACAACAAAATTAACACCTTATGAAAAATAAAAAATTATACGACTCTTTATACGAGGCGGGTTATCATGGAGACTATGATACTTGTCATTCGCATAATATCATAAAACTTCTATTAAAAGATGCCGGAAAAGACAGTGGGATTTTAGATATCGGTTGCTCTCAGGGCTCGGCCTTGGTGCTGTTGCAACATGCTGGTTTTAAAAATTTATCGGGCATTGATATAGCAGATAAGGCAATAGAGATGTGTCTAGATAGGGGTTTGCTTGATGTTAAAGTGGCGTCTGCAACAAAACTTCCTTTCCTGGAGTCTTCTTTTGATTTTGCATATTCGTCAGATGTGTTTGAACATTTAGATATTACTGAAGTCCCAAAGGCTTTGTTTGAGGTGTATAGAATCCTTGCTCCCTCTGGGGCGTGTTTTCTAGAGATAGCGACCATACCTGAAACCGATAAGACGTTGCAGGACATCACGAAGAGTCATGGCTTTGACAACCTTCATTTAACAAACTTATCTGCTCAGAAGTGGGAAGTCCTTTTTGAGTCTGCAGGATTTTGCTCTGAATTTATATTTAATAAAAAAAGAAGAGCGGATAAAAAGCAGCTAAAGAAATTAAAAATGCAAAGAAGGTCCCCAGGCTTTTTGGTTAAGCTAACAAAGCGTTCATGAAATCTTTCTCTTACGTAACTCTTACAACGAATCGTGATGTTAAAGGAGTGGTTGCTTTACACAACTCACTTGCCAGTAATGGCTCGTCTTACCCTGTTGTTTGTTTATTTAGCGAGTTATCCGATTCCAATAAAGCACGGTTGTCTAAATTGAAGAATGTTATACTTAGGGAAGTAGATCCTATCTATAATCCCTATGGTTCTGATAATCGTTTTCCAACCTGTTTTAATAAGCTGTACTGTTGGTCGTTGGAAGAATATGATCGTGTTATTTTTCTTGATTCTGATGTCTTGAACCTGAACAATATGGATCATCTATTCGACCATGACTACTCTCCCAGTTTACTTTGTGTTACAGACCCCAAGGATTACTATGTAGAGCAGCGAGTGGAGTGGTACGCCAGAGTTAAGAAAAACAGAAAAGGCGAGAAAAAGACTCATTTTTCTTCAGCAGATTGGAGTTCGGGTTTTTTAATTCTTAAGCCCGATAAGATTTTATTTAAAGATCTTCTTTCTAAGTTAGGTTCTATTGAATCTTTTGATTCTGCTGATCTTGGTTTTTTTAACACGTACTTTAAAGATAAGATTTCAATAATTGACGAATCCTATAATTATCTTATACGCAACTTTGATGGCAGGTTTGATGGTATTAATAAGTTCGAATCCGAAAGAGACTCTATTTATAATCTGCATTACTTAGGGTCTCATAAGCCTTGGCACAAGGGTCGTCCTCCTTGGGGGCATAAATTTTTATGGGAACTGTGGAATAACTACTATGAATCATGATAAAGTAAGAGAAAAACTCCTTAGGTTTTCCAAAGAAACTCCTATATTAGAAGTTCCCGGCTCTATTTGCGTTGTAGGCAATGGAAGCTCTTTATTAGATAGTGGGTTGGGGGAAAAAATAGATTCGTTTGATGATGTTGTTCGTTTTAATACGATCAACCTGACTGGTTATGAATTAGATGTTGGTACGAAGCTTACGATTTGGGCGGGGAATGTATGGGGAGATACTGGGTTAAAATCCGGCCAAAGCAGAAATCCTTCTATGCTACCCAAAGATTGTAGGGCTTATGTTCATATACCTACCGTCAAATATCTTGAATACAAAACACTTAGAAAACGAGCTGATCGTTGGAGGGGTAGAGCCAAACATAAAAATTTTATAGCCAGGGGCTCGGTTCTTAAATCTTGTAGCACAGAGCTAGGTATACCTAAAATGGGCGTTAAGATGCAACCTCCTGGTCGTTCCCGTAATACTATTTTTGAGTCATCAACAGGCATTAAGCTACTTCATTATCTTATTGCGGGCTGTCATATCCCTGTTGTACATATTACGGGTTTTGATTTCTTTAAACAGGTAGACTCTTCTATTCATTATTATGGTGATGTAAATACTAGCATGGGGCACTTCCCTGACAAAGAGCGAGATTATGTAGGTAAGTATATTAAAGCCGGGAGGATTGTGGTGTTATGAAAACTGAAGAACTTAAGAAACTTGAATATGAGCATGTTTTACCTTATCTCACCAAGAAGGAAAGGTTCCGCATATTAAAACTGGGCGAATGGGAAAACTCGGAATTTTTAGCTTTGCGTAAATACCCTTTGCCTAAAGACTCTTCTGTATTGGAGCTAGGGGCTTGCACGGGAATTTTTGCTGCTTATGTAAACTCTATTATTGATGGCAATCACTTAGTTGTGGAAGCTAATCCAGAAATGATACCCTGCATAGAGCAAACAAAAAAAGCTAATAACTGCGATTTCGACATTTTAAATTGCGTTGCAGGCCCTTCCGGCTCTACCACCTTCTACATTAATGAGTTTCGATTAGGCTCTTCAATTGCCGTGCCACAACAGGACGGAGGGTTTAAGCCTGCGACTGTGGATAGTGTTAGCCTATCAGATTTAAACCCTTCCGAAAAGTTTAACGTTTTGATATGTGACATCGAAGGGGGTGAGTATGATCTTCGAGATCAATTCCCTGCAGAGTTTGCTAGTTTCGAGAAAATTTATATAGAGACCCACAAAATCCATAAACATTTGTACAAGGGGGGTTGGAGACGTCATGCAAAGTTTATTCGATCCATAAAGAAGACGCACACGGTCACAGAAATAACCAGCGCTTCCCCAGGGCACTACTATATGGAGCGTAAATAGGGATGAAGCTCGCAGTTATTACTTACGGCGATGCCGGATATTTTGAGGATTCTCGAAACCTTCCTTATGTTGCCTTGGAATCTTTTCGTCGCGAGTTCGAAGGGGCTGCTGATTATTATTGTGTGTCCACGCAAGACTCAATTCCCGCAAAAGCTTCTAAGTTAGGTTTTCATTATGAGAAGGTCGACTTGCCCAAAATTTACAGCGAAGATTCTTACGAACACTGTAACGGTAGTTGGTCTGTTAGGTATCCTACTGAGATTTATTTATTTTCTGTAATACCTCAGCATTTTAAAACATTAGGTTACGATTATGTCCTAATAGTGGATGGCGACACTTTTTGTAACAATGAGTTTTCTTTGGATTTTCTTGATGACACTCATTGTATATATGGTGTGCAAGAACCTATACCAGAAACATTGGCTCTAAACACTGGAGTAGTTTTTTACAACACAGCTGTGTGTGAGCAGCTTAACTTTTCAAAACTATGTGCCGAGATGTACGGCGACAAAGACGTACCGTACACGGCGGATCAACCGTTTATTAATACGTTGATAGGTCGACATAAACTCCCTATAAAATTCATAAGCTATTGGCACAATTTTTTATTTTTAAACAAGAAGGCTTATAATCGCCACAAAGTTAGAGAGAACCTGGGCTTTGACCCTCTCAAGGCTTCTGTTGATGATATTATAATAGGACACTTCATACAAAATCAAACACAGCCTAGCCATACTATTGTAAAGAGTGGCAGACTTGTTAAGGAAAAGAACAAAGATCATAAAAGAAATTACCCCGCAAGAAATGACTTGTTGGCCAAATGGAAGATTCTCTGTAATGATATTGAGAAACAGTTTATATAATACCTTCCCCAAGGTGTTTCATTGCATGGGTCCCAAGAAGTGGAAGAAGTATGGGCTTAGATTTTTCAACACCTACATAAATTATTTAAAGACGCTCTCTGACTGTAAATCCAAGTCTGACCTAATAACTTATTTATTTGTGGATACGCATAAGGATCGTGTTAGTCCTTTGGAGTTGTCTCTTAATAAGTTTGGCTTCCGTTATATCAAAATAGGAGAAGGGAAGTCCTACACCCATGACGCTAGAACTCCTTGGGTTATGGAAGCTTTGGATTCAGTTAAAACTCCGTATGTCATGGGGCTTGATTCTTATGATTGTGTGGTTATGGATTCTCCGGAACATATAGTTTCCGTCTTTAAAGAGAACTTCAACTGCCGGATGGTTTATAACACCGAGATGCTTTCGTTCCCACCGAACAAGGAGCTTTACGACTTCGAGACTAGCGTTAATGATTATCCTTACGCATTCGTAAATGCCGGTGCATGGATCAGCGAAACAGATTTTTATAAAGAAGTCTTGGAGTTTAACAATGTTCAAGTTCCTAGGATTAAGGGTAGTGACCAAGAGATAAATAGATTGGCTCATAAGCATTTTCACCCCGATATTCAAGCAGACGATCATTGTCATATATTTCAGACTGCCTGTGCTACTGGGAAGTGGGGCTTTGATAAAGTATTCGGGGGTCGTAAAAAACCTAAAGATTTACTAAGATTAGCAGAATATCTACCTCATAATGGTTACTATGTTAGAATTGAAAACACTGCTGGTCCTTATTGGGATCTAACATTACTATCTGATAAATAATGAGTAAGCATTTATTATGCACTGTGGCCGACGATGGTTTCGTAGCTATGACAAGAGTCATGTTGCATTCTTTTGCAAAGCACAATTCTTGGTTTAAGGGAGATGTTTTAGTAATTCACGGCGGGGATAAATGTCCTTTGTCTGAAGAATCAAAAGAAAAACTATCAAATTGTTGCTCTTTAAATATTTCCTTTGAAGACGTGGGTGATCTTTATTTACCAATAATGTCCAGAGTTCTAAAGCATAAGGGAAACGAACAAAACATTCGGACTCTAGTTGGGTTTTATAAGTATGAAGTTTTTCGAGATCGTGGGTACGAAAGATCAGTAAGCCTTGATGGAGATATGCTTATCCAAGATGATATTGGGTATCTATTTGATAACCCGAGCAAAATGCTATTCTGTCTTGACGGATTAGGAAACTCTTTTAGCGGAGATTTAGGGCCGGGAGAACCATTTCCGTCAAAATACAATGAGATAAACACAGGAATGATGTCCGTAGATGTTTCGTCTCTTGATTCGAATTTCTATAATATTTTATATGATTTTGCTTTAAATTATAATTACGCCAAGCATTCTTTACCAAGAAATGAACAGACTCTTTTGAGTAGATTCTTAAGAAATCGCTCTAAATCTATAGCTCCGCAGAGTTATAATGTGATCCGAAGGGGCTTGCACAGCAAAGCGTTTAGAAAAGGTTTCGCAAAAAAAGCTAAAATCATACATTATACAGGGGACAAGCCGACCTCCCCGGTTAACACGGGCAACATTTCATTTCGACTCAATGGATTAATGAGGGGTTATAAATCCGTTATGGATCTTTGGAGAAATTATAATAAAAAATACTTTAATAATGAATAAACCCAAACTCATCATAATTGGCAACGCTAAGCCAGAGAAAAATTATTCGGATCTAATTAAGCCCGAGGATTATGTCGTAAGATTCAACAAAATCCAGCACCTTCGGGGCGGCATGGTGGGAGACAGAACGGATTTGATTGTTTTGGTTACTAATCATAGCTTAAGAATGCATTGCTACAGGGGGAGATTGCATAAGGATGTGATGAGGCACTATAAAACTGCAAAAAGCGTTTGGTATAGATTAAGTTCCGGGCAGGGCCTTGGTTATAAATCTTATATGAGGCAAATTGAAAGAAGGTTGGGTTTGTTGGGAGTTCAAAATGAAATCCTAAGTGACGAAGATTGCTTATCCTTAGTTTCGGATTTCAACTATAAGAGACCCTCAACTGGCTTTGTTGTTTTGAACAGGATCATCAAAGATCCTTCTTTTGTGGAATATGATAAGTATTTATGTTGCCTGGACGGCTCCTATATTCGACGGCATCATAATATGGCTTTAGAAAGAAAACAGATCAAAAAGTGGGTCGATGAAGGAGTGTATAATATATTATAAATTTCTTGACAACAATTTATATACAAGTGTATAATGATGAAGAATATATAACAATAAATGGCAAAGAAACTTGAAATTATCGTACCATATCGCAATAGACCGGAGCATCTCGCTGAATTCGCTCCTGTCTTGAGTGATTTTTTAAAAGCAGAAAAAATTCCTTTTCATATATCAATAGTGAATCAAGCGGATGACTTGCTGTTTAATAGGGCGAAGCTTATTAATGTGGGTTTTTTGGAAACCTGTGGGAGTTCGGATTATACTTGCTTTCACGACGTAGACATGCTCCCGAAGAAAAAAGGAGCGGACTATTCTTATACTAAGACTGCTCGACAGGTTCACTCTCCCACGGAGTACAGTATGGGCGGCATTTCCTTGGCAAACAATAAGATTATCAAACAGGTGAATGGTTGGTCAAATGCATATTGGGGTTGGGGAGGAGAGGATAGGAACTTTTGCCATAGACTCAAGAATCACGGCATTAAACTTGAGGAGTCTCAAGGTTTTCGCAAGTGGGCATGGGGCAAGGAACATTTCAGGGAACTGGAAGGGCATCACGATGAGGCAAGAAAAGAGCACAAGAAGAAACAACACAGAATAACAAAGAAGCTTAAAGTAATGCCGGAATTAAATGACTCCGACGGCTTAAGCGATTGTTTATATAAGATTATTGATGTTGAAAAACATGATTTATATGATATAATAAATGTGGATCTTTCTGAATGAGAATACTAGGCATAGCTCAAAAAAGCACCGAATACGGTATGCATCGAATAAAAGAGTTGGTGTCTCCCGAGATTGATTTTGTTTTTCTTGAGGGTTTTAAAAAAACAGATTGGGACTTCATAGAGGATCATGGCCCCTTTGACGGCATATTATCTCAGTGTATAACCCATATTCCCCTAAAATACAGAGACAAAACGGTTTTATTTGGGCTTGGGAGTGCCAATCGCCGTTTGATCGCGAAGGCTCACATTAGGGATACTTTCATTGAACACCCGGCTAGAGATATATGGGTGAACTGTAATACTTCTCGAAAGAAATTGCTCAAACACGGCCTCGATGCTAAGGTTATGTATAGACCCAATAAGCTGGATGTACCCGAAGAGTGCCCGGCGATACCAAACAATAAGATTATTTTGTGGTACTCATGCTCCTGGAATGGGTGCGTTAAAAAATACAGAGAATTATCTTGTTCGGTCTTAGAGTATTTAAAGAACACAGATATCAAGGTATTTATGTTCCCTAATAATAAGCCATGGATTGAAGCTAGGAACATCTGCTCTTTGGGCAAAATCAATTTAAAAGAACTTATGCCCACTACCAGAGGAATGGTCAGGTTGGCAGAATTTGGGGATTTCGGTAGATCTAATTATGATTTTTGTTCTTCGGGAAAATGGTTGCTTAACTACGATGTCGATGAACCTTTCGCTGAAAGCGTCAACCCTACCGATACTCCCAAACAAATTTTCAAAAGAATCCGTCATTTAGTTGACAATCCTTCTATGGATGACCATATAGCAAGATGGCAATACTCTGTAGATCACTTCAAAGAGGACAAACTCAGGGAACATTGGATTTCATCCATTAGAAACGCTTTTTCTTGACTTCTTTCTCTTTCTCGTTTATAGTTTAAGGTCTTATGTCAGATAAAACAGGAGAACTTCTTTCTGAAAACATTGCCGGGGTAAATAGAATACTTCCACACAAGCATAAATATGCATGGGACTTATTCCTAACTAGTTGCGCAAACAACTGGATGCCTACTGAGATATCCATGCAGAATGATATTAAACAATGGAAAAACGGAGAAATAACAAAAGATGAAAAATTACTTGTCAAAAGGTGCTTGGGATTCTTTGCTGGAAGTGAGTCTTTGGTTGGTAATAACCTTTTGCTTTCTGCTTTTAGATTCATTACGGATGCTGAATGTCGTCAGTACATATTGCGCCAAGCTTTTGAGGAAAGCCTTCATAATCTTACCGTCGTATATATTTGCGACAGCTTGGACTTGGATATCGATGAAGTTTTCAATGCGTATGAAACCATCCCGAGCATTAAGGCAAAAGATGATTTCCTTATGGAAATCACTACGGACATCAGCAGGCAAGAATTCAATGCAAATTCAAAATCAGGGAAGCAAGAGATTTTAAGAAATCTTTTGACTTATTATATTGTCTGCGAGGGAACTTTTTTCTTCAGTGGGTTCGCGATGCTCTTAGCTCTGGGCAGGCAAAATAAACTTCAAGGAGTATCGGATCAGATTAAATATACTTTGCGGGACGAATCAAGCCATATAGCATTTGGCACGTACCTGATCAATACCCTTATAGAGCAAAACCCATCCATCTGGACAAAATCGATCCAACAAGAGTTCATAGAACATATCAAAAGAGCTGTAGAGTTGGAGATTGCCTATGCTCACGATGTTCTTCCGACTGGAATTCTCGGTCTTAATGCTGAGATGTTTGTTGATTACATGCATTACATAGGAAACAGAAGATTAGAGGGTATTGGTCTAGATCCTGTATTCCCCGGAGACAAGAACCCTTTTCCTTGGCTTGGTGAGGTTGTTGACGTACAGGCGATGGGGAATTTTTTCGAAAGAAGGGTCAGAGAATACCAGCAAAGCGGATCATTGGAAGACGATTTTTAGTCTTCTGTGTGTATATTTTGGTTTTTTCTTTTCAAAAAGGCCAACAACTCGTGTATTTTATAGTAAATACTACGAGCTATGGCAGAACTAAATCCTATTGAATACATTAGATACAGGGGCAAAGCTGATCCGATCAAGCAAGGCACCCTGTCAATAACAACCACTGGAGAACTTAATCAGGGGTTAGACAATCTTGAGATAGTCGGAGATGTCATTGATATTTCCGATTACCACTTGCACAGTTATCAGATGATTCCCGGGGCAGGAACTTTCGCCGGGGGAGTTGACGGAACTTTTAGAATAGAAGTCTCCAACAATGGAGATGACTGGACTGCTTTGGCTTGCTTTTTGGTCCCTACTGTTGATGCTCCAGTTGTTTATTCTGATTATTTTAATTTTAAGTTTGCTCGAGCAAGAATTACTGGCTTGGACGGAAAATATACAATCGTCGAAAGACATAACTCTTACTCATAATGCACAACGAACTTCACTTGCTCGGCAACGAGCCCCTTAAGGAGTGCAGTCGCAACGGGGCCAATTATTTAAGAAGAAGCCTTGTTTTAGGCAATTATATCGGATCGCCAAATCCTCCTGGCGAGCCGGGTAATATTATTTACGATGGAGGCGGAATTGAAGATTTCGCATTTGATGGAAGTAAGGATGTCATGGTCCAAGTGGATCGTACCGTCGTTAGAACATTTGGTTATCAATCAATTACTGGTTATAAAGACTTCATTAATACTGTCCGAATAAATCATCTTATAGTAACCGGTCAGCAGGACATCGAACATGTCCGAGATTTATATGTGGGAGACCCTCTTGTTTCATTAAACAGTGGAATAAAAGATGTATCTTCTGTTAATAATGGTTACGATTTAGGTCTTGCGCTACAAAGAGGTTCCGCAGATAAGAATGTGGGATTCATTTGGGACGAGAACCCTCCTGCAGAAGCTACGGCTCATGAGGGCGGAGAATTTGCATTTATTTCTACAACAGAAGATGGGTCTACCAAGGGAGATGTTTCCGTTGAAGATTATTTGGATATAAGATTGGGTAATTTAAATGTCGAGAAGGACAGCAAATCGAAGGGTTCTTTTTACCTGACAGGTGAGAATTTTGATATCACTGTTGATAATGAGGTTCATGACGTTGAACAGAATGTCCTTTGGGATATCGAGGGCAACGAAACCCACGATGTCGAAGGCAACCTTACCCAGAACGTGGCCGGAGACGTCACGATAACCGGGGATAACATAACGCTTACGTCCAATAACGAAACCCACAACGTCGGAGACGATTACCTACTGAACGTCACTGACGATCACACTGTCAACGTCGGTGGAGACTCCCTTTTGGACGTTGAGGGCAACTCAACCGTAGACGTTGAAGGAAACCTCACCCAGAACGTGGCCGGAGACGTCACGATAACCGGGGATAACATAACGCTTACGTCCAATAACGAAACCCACAACGTCGGAGACGATTACCTACTGAACGTCACTGACGATCACACTGTCA